CTGGTCAAGTCGAAGATTGTCCTCGACGACGAAGACAAGCCAGTCGCTGCTGGCGAGCACCTCAATCCATGGATGATTGTCCAGTCGATGGCCTTCAAACAGGCGATGGCGATCTTCCAGCAATTCGGCATGTCGCCGGCCGCGCGGACGCGCATTGCGATACAGCCTCAGGGCGATCTGTTCGGCAATGGTCAAAACCAGAAACAAGGCGCCGGGCGCTTCTTCACGTAAGCGGTACCCGAAAGATCCGGCGACGAAATTTGCGCTCAATGTCGTGGCCGGGAAGATTATCGCCGGCCCGCATGTGCGAGACGCCTGCGCCCGCCACCTGAAAGACCTTGAGCACGGCCCGGCGCGCGGCCTGTTCTGGGATGTCGAAGAAGTCGAGCACGCCATCGCCTTTTTCCATGAAGTTCTCTGCCTGAATGGCGGTGACTATGAGGGCGTGCCGTTTCACCTGCTGCCCTGGCAAATGTTCATTGTTGGTAGCCTGTTCGGGTGGAAAACGGATGACGGCTATCGCCGATTCCGTCAGGGCTACGTCGAAACCGGAAAAGGCTCAGGCAAGTCACCGCTGGCCGCCGGCATCGGCATGAAAGGCCTGGTCGCCGATGGCGAAGCCCGCGCCGAAGTCTATGCCGGCGCCACGAAGAAGGACCAGGCCATGGTCCTGTTTCGAGACGCCGTTGCCATGTACCAGCAGTCACCGGAACTGCGTTGTCGTCTGAAGCACAGCGGTACCGGCGAAAACATCTGGAACCTGGCCTATCCGGACCGCGGAAGCTTCTTCCGCCCAATCTCAGCAGACGACGGCCAATCCGGCCCGCGACCACACGTCGCGCTGATCGACGAAATTCACGAGCACAAGACCAACACCACGGTCGAAATGCTCCGCGCCGGCACCAAGAGCCACCGCCAGGCGATCATCTTCATGATCACCAACAGCGGCAGCAGCAAGACCAGCCCCTGCTGGATGTATCACGACTACGGCGCCAAGGTATCTTCCGGCGTCCTGGAAGACGACTCGTTCTTTGCCTTCATCTGTGGGCTCGACGCCAAAGACGACCCGTTCAAAGATGAAAAATGCTGGGCCAAGGCAAACCCCAGCCTTCAGCATGCTGATCTGCCTGGCATCAAATACCTGCGCGAGCAAGTCCGCGAAGCGCGCGGCATGCCGGGCAAAGAATCCACCGTCCGCCGGCTCAACTTCTGTCAATGGACTGAAGCCGAAAACCCGTGGATATCGTCTGAAATCTGGCTCGGCGCCGGCCGCGACTACGAATGGCGACAGTTTGCCGGCCGCCGCGCCTGGGCCGGCCTTGACCTGTCGAGCACCACCGACCTCACCGGCCTGGTGCTCTGGATAGAACCAATCGAAGACGGCGAACCGTGGCGCATGGTTCCCTTCTGCTGGCTGCCTGACCAAGACCTTGAAGAAAAGGAAAAACGCGATCGCGTGCCATACCTGGCCTGGAGGCGGGCCGGATACCTCGAAACCACGCCTGGACGCGCTGTCAGCAAACTGCAAGTCGCCCGGCGCCTAGTTGAGGTAGCCGACCACTTCGAACTGGTTGCTTGTGCCTTCGACCGCTGGCGGATTGAAGACTTCAAGGCGCTGGCCGACGACAACGGCCTGACGCTGCCCAACATGGTCCCCTTCGGTCAGGGCTATCAAGACATGAGCCCAGCCGTCGAAGCCATGGAGACGCACCTGCTCAACGGCACGGTGATTCACCCCTCGCACCCGGTGCTCACCTGGTGCGCGGCCAACGCGGTCGTCGTCAGCGACGCCGCCGAGAACCGAAAACTGAGCAAGGAAAAAGCCTCCGGTCGCATCGACCTGATGGTCGCCGGCATCATGGGCGCCGGGCTGATCGCCAAAGCCGGCACCGAAGACGCACCCATCGACGACTTCATTTACGAACCCCTGATTGGCTAACGCGTGAATCGAATCTTTACAACCGTCCTCGGCTGGTTCGGCTGGGGCGGGGCGCTTGGCCAAAACACTGGAAAGCAACAAGCCCGCGCCTCCGGAAGCCTGGTCGAAGGCGCGATTGCCCTGGCCCCTGATGGTGCCATGCAGCTCTCTACCGTCTGGGCCTGCGTCTGGATTCTCGCCAACACCATCGCCAGCCTGCCGCTCTTCGTCTATACCAACGCCAACGGCAAGCGCGAACTCGCCCGTGCTGAACTGCTCTACCAGCTGCTGCACGACAGCCCGAACAACCGGATGACCCCCGTCGAATTCTGGGTCGCCATGCTGCTCAACCTGCTGCTGCGCGGCAATGCCTATGCCCGCATCGAGCGCAACGCTACCGGCGCCGCGGTCGCCCTGTGGCCCATGTCCGCCGACCAGATCGAAGTCAACATCCAGGACGACGGCAGCGTCATCTACCTCTACCGCGTCGGCAGCAATCTTGCCGTGCTATACGAAGCCAACGTCCTGCACATCAAGGACATCGGCAACGGCACCATCGGCCTCGACCGCCTCGACCACATGCGCTGCACCACGGCCGAGGCAGCCAACGCCCAGGCCGCCGCCAGCAACCTGTTCGCCAATGGCGGCAAGCCCTCCGGCATCCTGATGATCGATCGTGTTCTGAAGCCGGAACAACGCGAAGCCATCCGCCGCAACTTCGCCGATATGGCCGAAGGGCAGACCAGCCGCCTGGTCGTGCTCGAAGCCGACATGAAATACCAGCAAGTCACACTGACTCCGGAAGATCAGGAACTGCTCGAAACGCGCCGCTTCACCGTCGAAGAACTCTGCCGCTGGTTCGGCGTACCGCCCGTCCTGGTAGGTCACAGCAACGTCACCGCCTGGGGCAGCGGCATCGAACAACTGATCGACGGATTCTACAAATTCACCATCCGCCCCGCCCTGGTTCGCATCGAACAGGCCGTCACCAAGCGCGTCCTGACGCCCGCCCAGCGCGCCCGGCTGACCGTCGAATTCAGCTTCGACGCCCTGCTGCGTGCCAGCCTCAAGGACCGCATGGAGATCTACGCCAAGGGCGCCCAGAACGGCATCGTCACCCGCAACGAATGTCGGCAACTCGAAAACCTGCCGCCCGTCGCCGGTGCCGACCAGCTCACTGCCCAGACCAACCTCGCGCCGTTGCATTTGCTCGGCAAGACCACCGGAGCCGTCCATGCTGATCAATCAAACCCTGTCGCTCAATAACTGCGACATCAAGTTCGCCTCGGCCGAAGGCGCTTTCAGCGGCTACGGCTCCATCTTCGGCAACGTCGATTCAAAGAACGACATCATCATGCCCGGTGCCTACGCCGAAGTGCTCAAAGATGCCGACCGCCTGCCTGTCTACGTCAATCATGGCTGGCTCAACAACGCCCTGCCGGTCGGTCACTGGTCCGGCCTCAAGGAAGACGACCGCGGCCTTTACGGCGACGCCAGCCTGGTCATGCAGATGCCGTCCGCCATCGATGCCTACTGGGGCATGAAATCCGGCCTGGTCACCGGCCTGTCCGTCGCCATCCTGCCCGATGCCAAATCCACCGAGCGCCGCGCCGATGGCGTCCGCGTCATCCATCGCATCAAGGCCCTGAAGGAAATCTCCATCGTCACCGAGCCGGCCAACGACGCCGCTCGCGTGACCGATGTCAAGACTGCCGACGAAGTTGAGCAGATCGAAACCATTCGTGATTTCGAGCGCTTCCTGCGGGATGCAGGCGGCCTCAGCAAAGGAGCGACCGAAGCGCTGGTCGCTCGCGCCAAGATCATCTTCGGTCGGGGGGAGCCTGGCCAGGAAGAAATCGACGCGAAAGCAGCCCACGAGCTGACTGCAATGATGCACCGGCTCAAAGCGCGCATCCCGCTGTAACTGAAGCAATCAACCCAATCAAACCCGCTACGGCGGGTTTTTGCTTTTAAGGAGCATGAGAATGTCCGATTTGACCGCCGTCATGAAGGCCTGCGAGGCCATCGAAGCCCAGCTCGTCAAGTACGCCGAAAAGACCGACGCCGAAATCAAGGCCACTGGTGCCCAGTCCGTCGAAACCAAGAATGCCATCGACGCCCTGGCCGTCCAGCAGCGCGAACTTGCTGACCGCCTGCTCTCCATCGAGCAGAAAGGCACCCAGCAGCAGGACACCGAAAACAAGGTCGAATCCTGGGGTGGCCAGTTCATCAAGTCCGACGAATACAAGGGCAAGCTGCACCTGATCGGCGGCAACCTGCAGTTTGGCTCTGTTGGCTTCGAAGTCAAAAACACCCTGACAGGTTCTGACACCAACGTCGCCCCGGATCGTCGTGACGGCATCGTTCCCGGCGCCTTCCAGAAGCTCACCATCGAGAGCCTCTATCGCCATGTGCCGACCACTTCCAACGCCATCGAGTTCACCAAGGAAAACGTCTTCACCAACAGCGCTGCGGAAGCCGCTGAAGGCGCTGCCAAGGCAGAATCCGCGCTGACCTGGACGCTGGTCAATCAGCCGGTTTCCACCGTCGCCCACTGGATCAAGATCTCCCGCCAGCTGGCCGCCGACAACCGCGCGCTGGCCGCCTACGTCGATCTGCGCATGCGCTATGGTGTCCAACGCCGCGTCGAGACCCAGCTGGTTAGCGGCGACGGTACCGCGCCGAACATCGCCGGCTTCCTGAAGTCGGGCAACTACACCGCCCACGGCTACGCCGACGCCGCCCTCGGCTCGGTGCTGAAGAAGCTCGTCCTGATCCGCAAGATCATCGGCGACCTGCAGGCTGCCGGCTATGAGCCGAACGCCATCGTCCTCAACCCGGCCGACTGGGCAACCGTCGAAATCGACATCTTCACCGCCGGCTCGGCCAACGTCGTGCCTTACAGCGTCGATGCCGCCGGAAACCCGCGCCTCTTCGGCATTCCGGTCGTCACCTCGGTCGGCATGACGGCCGACTCCTTCGTCGTCGGCGCCTTCGGCGATCACGGCACCATTTACGACCGCGAAGGCGTCGTCGTTCAAATGTCCGATTCCGACAGCGACAACTTCACCAAGAACCTGATCACGCTCCGCGCCGAGCGTCGTCTGGCCCTGGCCTCCGAAGTCCCGGCCGCCATCCGCGGCGGCGACCTGACCCCGGCGTAACGAGACAGGCCCGTCCCTGGTAACCGGGGCGGGCCTCGACACGGAGAACACCATGGACATTGTCACCGTCCGAATTCGCGGCATCGTCGCCACGAGCCGCTACGGCACGCTGGAATCCGGCGACATCCTGCGCACCGACGCCGCCTTCGCCAAGCACCTGGTGGAAGACTGCCGCGCCGCCGAATACACCGACATCGCCCCGCCCGCTGCCCCGGAAAAGAAAAAGTCATCCGGGCGTCGCAAGGCTGACGCGTAACCCAAGCGGAGATCCACATGGCCAAACGAAACGCCCCAGAAGTCCTCGACAACGGCCTGCAAGCCATCAAGACCGGCGTCACCGGCTTCGGGCCGGCCAATAAGCAAGTCATCTGCTCGGCCGAGCCGACCACCTACACCGAAGCCAGCGCCACCTACATGCTCGGCGAAGTCGCCATCACCCCGGCCAGCGACCTGTCCATCGGCGCCGGTGGCGGCGGCGGCAACGTCCCGCGGCGCCTCACCGTCGCCGCCAAGAACGGCGTCACCATCACCAATAGCGGCACCGCCACCCACCTGGCCCTGGTGGACACCGTCAACAGCAAGCTCATCGAAGTCACCACCTGTACCTCGCAGGCCGTGGTGGCTGCGCAAACCTGGAACATCCCGTCCTGGACCATCGATCTCGGGGCTGCCACCTAAATGACCATGGTCGGCGCCATTCGCTGGGACGGCTTTAATCCGGGTGTCGTCGGTGACGACACCCAGACCTACCTCAGCCCCTCGCAATGGCATTACCGCCTGCCGTTTTGGGGCAGCGAAGTCGACGCCAACACGGTCACCACCAAAGGTGGTGCCACAGCCTCCGTCATGGCCCGCGAAATCGACATGGCGCTGGCTGCTGGCATCGATTACTGGTGCTTCTGCTGGTACCGCCTCACCCCGCCGCAGCCGGTTGGTTTGCGGGACGCACTGGACAACTTCCTGGCCGGCAACAAGAAGGGCATGAAATACACACTCATCCTCTTTTGCGACGGCACCATCGGCAACAGCAGCCAATGGACGGACATCTGCGACGACATCA